GAGATTTCTGAATGTGACTGGAGTTCAGACGTGTGCTCTTCCGATCTAAATGAAAAGAGTTATAGAGAATATTTTTTCGTCCGAACAATTTTATAGAAATATAGATTTGCAACTTGCGTATGATTTAAAGATTTTATGATGGCATGTCCTGATAAATATAATAAACAAATTAAGAATATTAATTCTGAGCTCTTAGAATTAAAAGGGTTTCTTAATGATAGGGAGGCTAAAATTACTTTAGCTAAATTTTTAAGAGCAAATATTGGATTTACTACCGAATTAATTAGCGGCGTCAAATTAGCTCCGTATCAAGAAATTCATTTAAAAGCTTTTTTTAATAGAAATTTTAATATGTCTGTTTTTGGTAGAGGCTGCGGTAAAAGTTTTATGGCTGCAGTATTTTGTTTTTTGCAATGTGTGTTTGAGCCTAATACAAAAATTCTTATAGCTGGACCGACATTTAGAACCGCAAGATTTATATTTAATAATTTAGAAAAAATAGTTAATAGCCCAGGAGCAGAACTTCTTGCTCAGTGTTTCGGCGCAAAAGCCAAAAGAAATGATCAATTCGAATGGCAAATAAATGGAGGAAGTATTGTAGCGATTCCATTAAATGGAGAAAAAATACGAGGATTTCGAGCAAATGTTCTTGTGCTCGACGAGTTTTTGTTATTACCGGAAGAAATTATTAAGAATGTACTTATGCCATTTCTTGTGGCTCCCCAGAATATTAAGGAAAGAATGGAAATTCGAGAGATGGAAGATAAATTAATTTCAGAAGGATTAATGAAAGAACAAGATAGAATGGTTTTTGAAAATACAAGTAAAATGTTAGCTTTTTCTTCCGCAAGTTTTACTTTTGAAAATCTTTACAAAACATATAATGAGTGGATAGAAAAAATAATTAATAATGAAAAAGGAGAAGCCACATATTTCGTAAGCCAAATGAGTTACGAGGCATTACCAGAAGAGATGATAGACAAAACGATTATTGAAGAAGCTCAGAATGGCGGAGCAAGCCACAGCAGCTTTTTAAGGGAATATTGCGCAAGATTTACAGATGGAAGTGATAGCTATTTTAATGCTAAAAAAATGGAGGATTGTACATTAAAAGTTGGCGAATCTCCACATACTCTGATGAAAGGCGATGAAAAAAAGAAGTACATTTTAGGTATCGACCCTAATATGAGTGATAGTCCAAACGCAGATTATTTTGCAATGGCTATATTAGAGCGAGATGAAGAGACAGGCCAAGGAGTTTTAGTCCATACTTATGCAGGGCTTGGTAATCTAAAAAATCATGTAAATTATTTATATTATATTTTAAAAAATTTTAATATAGAATTAATTATTATAGATAATGCTGGGGCAGACGTTTTCTTATCTGCTTGTAATCAATCTGAAATTTTTAAAAAAGAAAAAATAGATATAAAAACATTTGATTTTGATAGCGATTTAGATGGGCAAGATTATGATTTAATGGTAAAAAATGCGAGAAGAAAATATAATCTTCAGGATAAAAGAATAGCATTTAATCAAGTTTTTACAAATACATTTATTAGAAAAAGCAATGAATATCTTCAGGCTTGTATAGACTATAAAAAAATCTGGTTTTCTAGCAGAACATGTGCGAACGACGAATTCTTTAATAAAGAATTTAATTGTAATGTAGATTTAAATATAATTAAGTCTGAAGAAAAGAAGGACTGGAGCATGCTTGATTTTATCGAGAATCAAGATGATTTTATTTATCAAACAAAGAAACAATGCGCACTTGTGGAGCACTCTTCTACCGCCAGAGGGACTCAGACTTTTGATTTGCCTCAACATCTTAAAAGAAGCATATCCGCAAATAAAGCTAGGAAAGATAATTATTCCGCTCTTTTATTAGCAAATTGGGGGCTTAAATGTTATAATGATATGATGAGCGCCCCAAAAGAAGACATATCCGCCTATTTTGAACCAATAATGATTAGATAAGTGTAATATTATACATAAAATGAGTAAAAGTAAAAAAAAATCACAAGATATTACGCCTTTAATGGCGTATGGATCAACATATAGCTCCAAAAATTATTCAGAGATTTCTGCTTCGACTACATCACGAAGGAATGTCGCTGGAAATATAGAAAGAACCGATAGATTTACGAATATTGAAAAAGGCTTGATACCTTTTAAGCATTCAAATTATATCACAAACCTTTCAACATTGGATGTTAAAGATGCGGTGGTTTTATGCCAAAAAGCTTATTATAATGTTGCTATATTCAGAAATACGATTGATTTAATGACAGAATTTTCTAGCAGTAAGGTCTACTTAACCGGAGGAAGTCAGAAGTCTAGAGAGTTTTTTGAAGCATATTTCAAAAAAATTAATTTAGCTAGTTTTCAAGATCAGTTTTTTAGAGAATACTATAGAAGCGGCAATGTATTTATTTATAAATTTGATGGAGATATAAATGAAGAGCAGCTTGCGAAAATAACTCAGACCTTTGGTTTAAATAAATTTAATTTATCTTTGTCTAGCTTAAAACTTCCTGTTAGATATACAATATTAAACCCCGCTGATGTTTATGCTGGTGGATCAATTAATTTTAATGCTAAAAGATTTTATAAAATACTAAGCGATTACGAACTTGAAAGATTACGCTCCCCCAAAACTGACGAAGATAAGGAAGTTTTAAACTCTTTAGATAATGAAACTAAAGAGAGAATTAAAAATAAATCGAATGGGGTAATTTTTATAAATCTTGACCCAGATAAACTTACGGCAGTTTTTTACAAAAAACAAGATTACGAGCCTTTAGCTGTACCCATGGGCTTTCCTGTTCTGGATGATATAAATTGGAAATTAGAAATGAAAAAGATGGATATGGCGGTGACGAGAACGACTCAGCAAGCTATTCTTCTTATAACTATGGGAACAGAGCCAGAGAAAGGCGGCATAAATCAAAAAAATCTTGAAGCAATGCAAAAGCTCTTTGAGAATCAAAGCGTTGGGAGAGTTTTAATTGCTGATTATACAACAAAGGGAGAATTTATAATTCCAGATATTGCGGCAATTATCGGACCTCAAAAATATGAAGTTGTAGATAGGGATATACAGATTGGTTTAAATAATATTTTAATTGGAAATGAAAAATTTGCAAATCAAAGCATTAAAGTCCAAGTCTTTATAGAAAGATTGAAGCAAGCAAGAGAGCACTTTATAAATGAATTTTTATCTCCAGAGATTAGAAAAATAAGTAAAGATCTTGGGTTTAAAAATTTTCCAACTCCACATTTTGAAGACATCGATCTTAAAGATGACGTTCAATATTCTAGGATTTATAATAGGCTAGTAGAACTTGGAGTTTTAACGGCAGAAGAAGGTCTGAGAGCTATAGATACTGGTAGGCTTCCAACTCCGGAGGAGTCTCAAATTGCCCAAGAAAAATATAAAGAATTAAAGGATAAGGGTTTATATCAACCACTTATAGGCGGGCCAAAACTTGAGGCAGGAAGACCTTCGGGTTCGTCTGGGTCTCCACAAAGCACTAAAAACGTAAAACCCATAGGCACTTCAAAGGCATATTCAATTTTAAAAATAAAAGATAATATCTTAGCTGCTCAAGATCTTGAAGAAGAAGTAAAATTAGCAATAAGAAAAAAAGCTAATGTTAAAAAGTTAAATAGTCTTCAAAAAGATCAAGCAGAAAAATTAACATCTTTAATTATTGCTAATGAATCTCCAGAAGAATGGAAAAATAAAATTTTAAATTACTTAGATGATCCTATAGATAAAAATCTTAATCAAATAAGGCAAATAGAAGAAATCTGCGCAGAACATCAGGTCAATTATTATTTGGGTAGTCTTCTTTATCATAGCGCTAAAGTGTAAATATCTTTAAGGAATAAGGTATGCCTACGAATAGAACAGCTTATAATGTTCAGGGTTTATTTTTAGCTCCATATTCTGGAGAGCAAAACTCTACTACAGATTTTTTTTTACAAAACTCATTAATCTTGAAAAGGATAGAAAAATTACAATCTTTTGATTATGATGCAGTAGAAGAAAGAATGAATTTAAATTCATTTGGACACAAACAATCCTTGTTTCGTGGCTCGCCAAATAATTTAAGAGTAAATTTAAGTTTTGCTTACATCCCTGACGGTTTTACCAATGAAAATAGATTAAATTTTGATGTAAGCCATTTTTCTGGAAGCAGCCCATTCATGTTTTCTGGATTGTGCACAAATTCTTTTTTATTAAATAAAAGAGATTTTTACTTAATTACAAATAAAAATGAAGATGATATTGAAAGTGATCAAGCTTTATTGTCATCTGGTATTTTTAAACCTAATTCAATAGGAGACGTTATAAGCCCAAAGAGCCCAAGCTATAATGTTTTACATTTTCAAAATTGTTATCTTCAAAATTATTCTTTTATTTGCAGCATAGGATCATTACCTCAAATCGTTCAAGATTATGAATGTGATAATTTTACATATTATACAAGCGGTTCTGGTATAGATTATAGATCTTTCGATTCCAGATCTGGCGAAAGTATTCCAAATGGATTTAGAATAATTATTCCAAAAGATTTAAATTATTATCAAACAGGCACACCAATTGATATAAATAGACGCTCTTATTCTTTAAGCGGTAGAAATATCCTTCTTCCAGCAGATGCATCGGTAAAAATTAATACGAATACTCAGACTGGTGTTAATTTTTATTTAGATACTATACAAGGCTTTAATCTATCTTTAAGATTTAAAAGAAAAGAACAAAGAAGAATAAATAATATTTTCCCTATTTTTAAAAGACTTTCTTTCCCGATAGAAGGTAAATTTTCTGTTTCACTATTAGCTGCTCAAGATTTAAGCGGGTCTTTATTTAATACCCTTAACAGAGATGAAGATTATGATATATTAATAAATTTTCCAGCTAAAACCCCAGAAGCAGAAAATAGCTTTATAGGTTTAACGGGCTGTAAATTTGTAGACATAAGTTATAATTCATCGATTGGATCTGACAAAAGAGTAGATTTAAATTTTGAATTTGAATTAGACCCAGACTTTGGTAAAAAAGGATTATTTGCAAGTGGAAATGTATTACATTGTGCGGTTAGGAGACATCCTTTACCGGAGCACTTAAATACTCCATTTATTGAATCAAAAAAAGTATTGATATACTGAAAATTTATTATTATAATATAAGTGTAATACATAATGAAACATATGCTATCTAAATTATTTGGCCCAAATTGGAGATCCTCGACATCAGGAATAGCAACAGTTGTAGCAGTTTGCTCTGCTTTAGCTATTCATGGAGATAATTCTCTTGTGGCTTTTCTTCCAGATAAAGCAGAAGAATATATTATAGGTTTTGCTAAGTTAATTGCTGTTGTTAGTGGCATAGTTTTTGCTCTCACTGTTAAAGATGCGGCCGTAACAGGCGGTACAGTCCCACAAACAGTTGAAGCAAAAAAAAGAAGCGTTTCACAAAAAATAAAAAATCCAATTAACCAAATTGGTAGGAGAAATATATGAATAAATTAAAAGTAATTGCTGTTGCCCTTATGGGTATTTTTATGGTTGGTTGTTCTACAACAAATACTGGTGGAGATAATCAGATTGGTGGCACAACCGCAGTGGAGAATGCCTTGCCTTATATTAAACCAGCAGTAATGCTTGCTTGCACGGTAGTTCTTGAACAAGCTCTTTCGTCAGAAGACCGAGTCGAGAAAGCCAAGATGATTAATAATGTAGCAACGGTTGTTCAAAGTCTAACGGTTGGCCAAACTCCGACTCCGGATCAATTGCAAAAAGCTCTTGCCGACCATCTTCCAGTAGAAAAAACCCATTGGGCAAAATATATTGTTGCTCTTAAAGATATTTACGCAGCGCAATTTGCTAAACTAGATGGGAACGGAGCGCTTGCGGTAAAAGTTCTTAATGCAATTGCAGCCGGATGCAAAGACGCAACAGAACAATACGTAGAATAATGTGACTGGATTAATTGCAGCATTAATCAGAGCGGTTGCTGGAATATTTGACGCAGTAAATAATGTTTTTGGAGCGAAAAACACTAAAGAAATGAAAGAACGCCAACAAGCCCAAAAAGAAGTAGATCATCAAAATAAGATAGAAGAAGCCGTTAAGGAAAAAGACATTGAAGAACTTCGTAAACATATTGGCACTTAACTTTCTTTTTGTTGGTTGTGCTACGGTAACTCCAAATAAAATACAAGATGATGTAGCTTCTTATGATGCTTCTACTCCGAGTAATTATAATAAAGACAATGGAGGACTAATCGCTCTCCTTGATAATGGCGCCGTGATTACAGCTACCGCAAAAGATCGTTATAACAAACTAATTGAAATGTATAAAATAAAATTTAAAAAAGAAAAAGCTATTGAACTTGTTGAGAACGCTGGAATAAATTCATACAAAGATCGTTATGGCAATGATCTTTTTTTTATTGATAACGAGCATCTTGTTTATTTTGGAGTCATGAATTCATGGCTAAAAGAAAAAGTTCCAGCAGACAATATATTAGATAAGACAATAGATAAAATAAATAACTAAATAAAATGGGCCGTTTACAAGCTAATTTTAATTCAAGTAAAAATAATAGAATTTCTATTAAAAAACAAAATCTTGGTGGTGGAAAAATAAACGCATATAAAATAAACGATTACATTTTTTCGTATAACAATCTAATCTCTTTTCAGACAGAATGTTTCCAAGGAGGAGATTATTATGCAGTTCCAGCTGATCCTTATCAAATTCCATTTAATGTTAATTTACCTATAAAACCAAAACAAGTACAAGTAAAATTAAAAAACGTAATTGCAGATAATATTAGATATATGGGTATTGTTTTAACAAATCCAGATAATAAAACAAGTTTTATTAATCAATATGATTTTTATCCTTCATACGATCAAAATCGTAGGCTTACCGCAGTACTTGGTGTTAATGCTTTAGTTACTGATGACGCACAAGATGGATTGTTTCAAACTGGAGTAGGCGGACTACTATCAAATGATATAACTGGAAGACCTTATGTTGTAACAGGTAATGTTGGCGCTAACTTAGATTGCAAAGCAGATTATTATTTTAATGACTATATAAGAGTCGATAGCCCCTGCAATGCGACGATGGGTATCTCTCCCCCCCCATGCCCTCCCACTCCGAATGTTGTAAGTGGATTTTTTGACTTTGGAACAAGTAGTCTTCGAATGTATTATACTAAATTAAATAAATTAATAAATAATAATTATAATGGCACATGGAAAATTTCTTTTTGGAATTATTGGGATAGTGAGCCAGACGACGTTCAAAATGCTATTACAAGCGGAGTAGATTTAATATTTAAATTTTAAAATTATGCTATCAAAAAAATCCCTAGATCTTATATTACAATTTGAAGTCGGTGGTGGCGAAAATTACTACAATAAATTTTTAAAAAATCCAACTTGGCCAGGAGAACAAAGCGGAGTTACTATCGGAGTAGGTTATGATCTCGGATACGTAAATAAAACTGAATTTAGTAATGATTGGAAAGAATTACCACAAAAAGATTTTGATAGACTTTATAAAGTTGTTGGAGTAAAAGGTTATCAAGCGAAAGAATTAGCTCGCAGATTAAAAGACATAGCGATTCCTTGGGAATTGGGATTTAAAGTTTTTATGAATAAAACTGTTAAAAAGTTCTATGATCTTACAAGAAATACTTTTCCTAATTTTGATAAATTACCAGAAGATGCAAAAGGTGGATTAGTTAGCCTTGTATTTAATAGAGGAGCATCATTAGAAGGAGATAGAAGGCGAGAGATGAAAGCTATAAGAGATATTATGGCAAAAACAGAAAATTTTGATCAAAAAACTTTATCTCAAATAGCAGATCAAATAAGAAAAATGAAAAGAATATGGATTGGTGGAGGTATAGAAAAAGGCATGTCACGAAGAAGAGATGCTGAGGCTAAGATAATTGAAGAAGCATTAGCAAGTGTTATTATAAATCCAAAAGAAAATATAGAAAAAACAGATAAAATTATTAAGAATCTCTATAATAAATAAATGAAATTTATCCAAACATTTTGGACAAAGCCTTTATTAAATGATAAAGGTAAAATATATAAAAATATTAAAATGTATGAAGTAAGTTCTTTTTTAATCAAAAAATATTTTCCCGAAATAGAACTTGAATTAGTGACGGATTCTTACGGTAAAGAATGCTTAACAAATTGCGCTTATGATCGGCATAGATTATTTTTTGATCATACTTTTTTTCAAAATTTCGATATATTTTTTTGGTCTATCCCCAAGCTTTTATCATTTGCGAAATATAATGAACCCTTTATACATTTCGATGGAGATTTTTTTATTAATTCTAAAAATATTTTAGAAAATGTAAATACAAATAATTTTGATATAATCGCTCAAAACAGAGAAGTGGGCGATATATTTGAAGATATATATAAACCTCAAATTAATCTTATTTATCAAATAATAAATCAAAAAAAACCTTTAGAAAACTATGCATATTCTTGTGGAATTATAGGATTTAATAATATGAATGCGAAAAATAAATATTTAAACCATATTATTGATTTGTTATCTGGAATTATTCCAGTTAAAAATGTTATAGAAAATAATTTAAAATATAATTTATTTAATACTGGTCCCGAAGGCAGCAAACAAATATGCTGTTTAATAGAACAGCATTTACTCGCTGTTGTAGCTGCCAAATATAATTTTCATGTTAAAGAAATATTTAATTTAAATGATATTTTAATTAGAAAAAATTGTCAATTTACTTTTGATAATTTAAAATTTATTCATCCTGTTGGAGAATTAAAATACTCAGATATTTTTATTAAAAAATTAGAAGATTTCTTGAATATATCAAAATTAGATTCTACCCTAAATATCTGTGATTTTTTTTCTAAAGATTTAGAATTTCAAAAGCAATTATATTTATCTGAATCCCAGGGCTTTATTTCGGAAATAGATAAAAACAGAAAGAAAAATTTTATAGATTTTAATATTGAGTTTAAAAAGTGGGTGGATACGCAAGAGAAATAAGAGGTTTTACTATAATTAAATAATAAATAGTGTATTATATATATAATGAGCATAAATAATCCCGATAATTTCGGTTTTGAGCCTATTAAAGCGGCTAGACCTGGACCAAAATCATCCGCACAAACCCCAGCAAAGTCAAGCGAAAGGCGCAAAGGTTCATCTAAAAATAAACCAGGCAGTGCAGGAACAAAAAGCGACAAGGCTATTGATTTTTCTAAAAAAGTTATCGAGGCTCTTAAAAATAAAGCAAAAGAACATAACTCTAAAAATAAGAAGAAAGTAACTTTAGGACAGCTAAAGAAAGTATATCGTCGTGGCGCTGGTGCATTTTCTTCTTCTCATAGACCAGGAAAAACTCGTGGTCAATGGGCTATGGCTAGAGTAAATATGTTTCTTAAAATGGTAAGCGGGAAGCCTGTTAAGGATGCCTACCGCAAAGCAGATAGTGACATCTCAAAAGCCTATTCAAATAATTATATCGTTGAAGCAAGCCTAGAGCCAAATGACGAGGACTTTAACCAAGCAGACGAAGATATTAAAAATTATAGTTTAGACGATTTTGATTTTGCCAGTGTAGATGAGCTTTATCTTGATGATGAAGACGATGGTATTATTTTTACATTTGAGGTTTAATTATGGAATTTAAATATAATATTAGTTTCAGCGACATTCGTTTAAAACCAATAGTAAGCAAAGAAAAAGATAAATATCTTTCTTTAGCTTCAATAAATGAGCTTAAAAAATTTGTACCAAATATCGATACCGAAAAAAACATAGATCTTCTACCAATAGCTTTTGATGCATGCGTCGTAAATAGAGTAAATAAAAATGGAGATGTTATCGATGCATCAGTTGCAAAGCAAATTTTAAATAATTTCGTTAATAAACCTATCAATGTTGAACATGATAGATCTAGAGTGGTTGGAGTTATTTTAACTGCTAATTTTAGCAAATTTGGGTCGAATGAAGATCTATCTCTAGAAGAAATAGATAAAGTTAAGGAGCCATTTAATATTACTTTAGGCGGAGTTGTATGGAGAATAGTAAATCAAAATTTAGCAGATATTATAGAAGAAAGCAATGATCCAACTAGCGAAAACTATATGAATATTAGCGCTAGCTGGGAATTAGGATTTAATGATTATAATTTAGCTCTTTTAGAAAATGGAGAAAAGAACTTGGAAAATGCTAAGATTATATCTGACGCGAATCTTATTGAAAAATATTCTCATAATTTAAGATCTAATGGTGGAACCGGAAAATTAGATAAAGCTAATATATATCGCCAGGTTACGGGCGACGTAGTTCCATTAGGCATAGGATTGACAACAAATCCAGCAGCAGACGTTAAAGGAGTAGTAACAGCCAATCTTTTAGAGGAAGCTCCTCAAGGCGCAGATATGGAGATTGAAAAAGAGCAAAATATTGAAAATAATATTTCACAAGAGGATAAAATTAATGTAAATGAAGAAGGAGTATTAAAAAGAATATTTATGAAAATAGAAAACATTAATCAAATTACAGACGAACTTCTTAAGCAAGTAACAGCCTCTTCTGTTACAGAATTTATTGCGGAAGAAATTAGAAAAGCGAATGAAACTTTTATCGCAGAGAAAGCAGAAAAAGATAACGCACTAAAAACCGCTCAAGAAAAATACGAAGCCCTTTCTACGGAGTCTGTAAAAGTTAAAGAAGAACTTGATAAAGTAAAAGCTGCACTCTCTAAACTAGAAGAAGATAAACTAGCAAAAGAAAAAGAAGAGATATTTAATGTTCGCATGGCAGCTCTTGACGAAGAATATGATCTTTCAGAAGAAGATCGCCAAGTTCTAGCTGTTGATATTAAAGACTTTAACGAAGATTCATTTGCTTCTTATATGAAGAAAATGTCTGTTCTAATGAAAGAGAAAAAGAAAAAGAATAAATTAGCTAAAGAAGAAGTAAAATCTTCTGAGGTTAAAAATGAAGTTTCTGCTTCTGCAACCGAAGTTGTAGAAGAAGTTATAGAAACAAGTAAGCTAGAAAAAGCTTCTATACCAAATTCTTCAACACCAAATGAAGCCTCTATGAAAGAAAAATATAGTAAGGCTTTTGGTTTAGAAGGATTTGATATTAAATAATAAAAGGAGAAAATATATATGTCAAATCTAAGACCATTTAGAAGTTATAGCGAGCATGATGTATTAAACATGTTTGCTTTTGACGGCGCTCCAGACGGAAATGGCGTCATTGCAGAGCAAGGCACTGTAGTTAAAATTGCAGATAATAATGGAGCGCAATTAGTTGCCGCAGGTTCATCCCTACCACTAGGTCGTGAAGGAGTTGAGCTATTTGATCTACCCGCAGGAAATACTTACGGAAACACAGTTTCCTTCCGTTCTTCTGCAGTTCCAAAAGTAAATAGGGCTTCAAATGCTACCACCGCTATTGGAATTACGCTTCTCGGAGTTCGTGAGAATGATGAAAATGGCGAAAAGCTACTTTATAATCCACGTAAAGCTGCCGAAATGAATGTAGTCGTTAGTGGTCAAGCTGTACCAATCCTAACTAAAGGCATAGTTCTTTATGAAGGACTAAATACAACTTTACTACCTACCACAGCGAATGCAGGTGCCCCAGTATATGTTTCTGCTACAGCAGGTGAATTGACAACCGTTGACGGTGGTTCATTCCCAGTAGTAGGTAAACTACTTGGCAAACCAGTAGTTGCTGCAAATAGCAAGCCCGTGGCTCTAATGAGCTTGAGCTTCTAATTATAAGGAGATTTATAAAAATGAAAATTAAATTAAAAAATACACCAGAGCAGGTTGAACTAATCAAAGCTATGGGCAGTAGAGATAACTCTGTCTCTGCAGAGGCTTCACAAGCTTTTGCAGCTTTTATTGGCCCAGTAGTAAGCAAGGTTCTACTACAAGCTGGAACCGCTAGTAAAATTTATAGCGATTCAGTATTTGATGAAGATGATAACCCCAGCATTCCATTAGACCTTTTCCATGACGCAAGTCAGGATCACGTCGCAGTATGGAGTCAAAATGTTGCAGGTGGTTTACCAACTTCAACAGTAGAGGGCATGTCCGAACTAAAAGTTGCAACCTATCGTTTAGATAGTGCTGTAAGCTTTTTAAAGCGTTATGCTCGCCGTGGCCGTCTTGATGTTGTAAGCAAAGCTGTAGAACGCATGACCAACGAAGTTCTTGTCAAACAAGAGCGCAACGCTTGGGCTGTTGTTCTTAAAGCTTTAGCTGATGCAAGAACCGGCTCAGTATCAAACAACGGTATTGTCGGTGGACATGTAGTTTATGATTCCGCTGCGACTGGAACGTTTGCTTTGTCTCATCTAAATAAATTGATGACTCTAGTAAAAAGACTAAACACTTCTTACGCAGGCGGTTCAACTGTAGACACTTATGGCCTAACAGATATTTTTGTTAGTCCAGAAGTCAAAGAAGACATTCGTTCGTTTGCTTATCAGCCAACCACGACTTCTTCTACTAGTCTCTCTGATTCTGTTAAGGAAGATATTTATCGTAGTGCCGGTGCTCAAGAAATTTATGGAGTAACAATCCATGAACTAGTCGAGCTCGGAGTAAATGGTAAATATACTGCACTATTTAACGGACTCAAGGGTTCGCAAACATTTACATCTGGAACAGATGAGCTTGTTGTAGGTCTTGACCTATCTAAAGAAGCCTTCATCCGTCCAGTAGCTCGTCAATCTGATTCAGGCGGCACATTCACAGTTCTTCCAGACGATCAATTCCTTGCTCGTTCTGAAAAGACTGGTTTCTATGGCTCCCTCGAAGAAGGCCGAGTTTGTATCGACGCTCGTGCTATTGTTGGAATTAGATTCTAATTAAAATAGCATAAAATTAAATTCGGCGGTGGATTCGTTCACCGCCGAATTTTTTTTATATAAATGCTACTTTTTCACGTATAATATATAAAGGTGTAAGGCCTTTTAAGGAGTAAGGAATAAATGAAGAAAAAATTAAACAATATGAGTCAAACCCATGGGAAAGCAGAAGATTATGAATTTAAAAGTTTAGATCAAATACTTGGCGACGACGGATCTTCTAAATATAAAACTTTAGATCTAAAAGAGTATACGGAATATTTACATGAACTTAATAAAAGCGATCTGCAATCCCACGCAATAAAAGTTGGTCTATTACCAACAGATAATAGAGAATCTTTAATTAAAAGATTAACTAAAGAATTTAAAAAATATATATCGGCTTATAAAATACCTAAAAAAGAAAAAGATAATATTAAATTAACAAAAAATCTTAAAGACATACTTTCTGAAGGCAGATAACTTATCAAATAATATACAAACAATATTTCTTCATCATATTGATGATAAAAATATAGATGTAGTTCATCAAAATTTTAATTCTTTTAAAAAATGTAACAATTCAATAATATCGATTAGATATTATGACCAGAACGGTTTAGAAGATTCAATTCCTGTTAGAATCGAAAGTATATTTCCGTGTGATTTTAGTAAATGGACTCTCTATGATAGATGGATAAACAGCGATTTACCTCTTATGAGTTTTATATTAGATAATAAAAATAATTTAAATTACGGTTATTATTTATATTCGGAATGGGACTGTTATTGCGAAGCGAATCTAGATATATTATTTAATAAATATAAAAAAAATGATGTAACGGTTCCTATGTGCATTTCTTTTGTAAAAGAAAATCCTGACGTACTCCATTTTCCAGATTGGACATCTTTTAAAGGAATAACAGATAAGATTGATCACAAATTCTTAAGAGGATTTGCTCCAATTACTTTTATACTTTTTTCTAAAAAGTCAATTTTAGCAATTGCAGAAAAATACAAAGAATTGTGGCCACTTTTAAAAGAAATTAAGAACGAGGCAAGACTTGGTACGGTTTGCAAGATGTTAGATTTAAATATTGGGACCATTAAAGAGCAAAATTGGCATTATAAATATAAGTACAATCCAAACGTAGATTGGGAAACTAAAATTCATTTTAAAAGAAAATCTAATATATATCATCCCATAAAAAATATTATTGATGATAACGCCTTCATAAAAGATCCAAATATTCCAACTAATAATTTTGGATTATGGAAGCTATATTCGAAAGATAGATTAAATTATAAAAAAATATGCAATATATATTTGCAAAAAGATGGTTTTATAAATTCTGATATTGATAATGATGAACTATTTTATTGGGGAGAACATGGGCAAGATATATATTTTTATAATAACCAAGGAAATATTACTTCTATATTTTCCGAACATGAAAATAATAATATATATATTGGCTGTAAGTATGATGGAGAATATGAATCTAAATTACAGATAGCAAGATTTTATAAACTTGAAAAATTAGATAAGAACGACGATTAATTTACTTATTTAAGAGTCAACAGTAGTGTAATAAAGTGTATGGCAAATGTTTATAATATTTCTGCTATACAAGGCGATGCTTTAAATATTAATTTATCAATAAAAGATAAAAACAGTATTCCCGTAAATCTTAGCGGCTATGATGTTCGTGGAGTTGTTAAATATGCATATGGATATACTGGGAATTCTGGAATTTTATTAGATTTAAATCCAGCAATTTATAGTGGCGTTGACGGATCTTACTATTCTTCTGGTATAATAAATATTTCCGTTAATTCTGCTGATACAAGAAATCTTCCTATTGGCGTATTTGTCTATGACATAGAGAGATTTACAGAAAATCAACCCGCAGGAAACTCAATAAAATTATTAAGAGGTAAATTTATCGTATCACCAGAAGTAACAGATATTTAATTTTTATGGAAGAAGAAATTCAAGTAGAAATTACTTTATCTGAACCAAATAATGTAACAGTTAATGCGCCGGTATATGATACGGAAGCTTGTATAGTATTGCCTCAAGGCGCAACTGGAAATATAGGTCCAACAGGAGAAATCGGTCCAACTGGTCCAAGTGGAGGACCAACTGGAATGACAGGTTTTACTGGAAATACTGGTCCAACTGGTGGAATTGGATATACTGGATATACTGGCTCAATTGGGCCAACTGGTTCTACTGGTTATACTGGATTTACAGGTTGCACAGGTTATACTGGATTTACTGGGCCAATTGGTCAAACAGGATTTACAGGTTTAACTGGAGCGACAGGTTCGACAGGTATAACAGGACATACAGGATCAACAGGATATACAGGGCAAACAGGATTTACAGGTTTTACAGGT